AGCAGCAGGTCGTATCTCTGATAATAAAGTAAGAAAGATGGCTCCCTGGTTTGCTCGTCACAAAGCAGATGGGCAAGCACCAAAGAATAGTGACTCATCAGATCCAGAATATCCAGGAGCAGGTTTAGTTGCTTGGTTGCTTTGGGGTGGAAATGCAGACTTTGATGATGCTGCTCAAAACTGGGCACAACGCCAAATTGATAACTTAAATAATGAAGATAAAGCAAGGAGCAAGATGAAGAAGACTGAACGCCGTACCTTTACGGTCAGAAACATAGAAACAAGACAGGCAGATGACGGTACTATGCGTATGGCAGGCTATGCTGCAGTATTCAACGAGCCATCTGTGCCACTACCTTTTATTGAGAAGATTGCTCCAGGAGCATTCAGAAAGACACTATCTGAGACACCAGATGTTCGTCTATTGGTTAACCACGAAGGATTACCTATGGCCAGAACCAAAAACGGTACCATGAGATTATCTGAAGATGAAAAAGGACTATTCTTTGAAGCAGAACTAGCAAACACACAAGAAGCAAGAGACCTATATACACTTGTTGAGCGTGGTGATGTTGATCAAATGTCGTTTGCATTTAGAGTTATCCGTCAAAATTGGAGCAAAGACCGTTCAGAAAGAACTCTTACAGAGGTAAGCCTTTCTGATGGAGATGTATCAATCGTCACATATCCTGCATATACTGCAACTTCTGTAGAAGCTAGAGAATTAATTAAGAGAGCCATGAATGAAATCAAGGCAGGTAGAGAAATAACAGGCGAATCGCTATTAGTATTAAAGCAAATCTTTGGAGACTTATCTGAAGGTCACGACTACATCATGAAGGCAGTAGAAGTAATGTCTATGCTATTTGATGATGGCGAGATGGAAGACGACTCTATGTCTCCATTAGAAGAAGTTGAACTAGACGAAGATTATGAAATGTCCAAGCGTGAAGAAGTTGGAGATTTTGTTCGTTGGAACTCATCTGGTGGCATTGCAAGAGGCCGTATTGAAGAAATCAAAACAGAAGGATCTATTAATGTTCCTGACTCAGATTTCAGTATAACAGCAGAAGAAGGAGATCCAGCAGTTCTTATTCGTGTATATAAAGAAGTAGAAGATGGTTGGGTAGCAACTGATACTCTTGTTGGACACAAAATGTCTGAACTAACATACATTGATCCACTTCCAGAAGCACAAGAAGAGGCTGCTAATGTTATAGATGTAGTAGATGTTCCTGGTCAAGGTGGAAAGATTGTTGGAGATTTCCCATCAGTTCTAAACTTCCTTCCAGATAACATGCCAAGATCAATGTCTCTACGCTTAGCACAAGCAAAGAGAAACACAATAAAATAATATTCCTATCCAAAAGATAGGACTGAAGTCGGAGTTAGGCTCACACCCGTAAGCGTCGTGAAACCCGTAACCACCACCTCAAACTTAAAAATACTCACAAAGGAGAACAATAAATGTCTTATTTAGACAAAGTAATTGAACGCCGTGATGCAGTTAAGGCAGAGTTGGACGAAGTTCTTGAGGCAGTTGCCGCAGAGAACCGTACAGACCTTACAGAAGATGAATCAGCAAAGGTTGATACCTTGGTTGAAGAGTCACGCTCACTAGATTCAAAGATTGAAAAGTTAACTGCACAAGCATCAGCAGATGCTAAGGCTGCAGAAGCACGATCATCAGTTGCTGAAGTTGCAATGCCAAAGATTGGCGGAACAAAGGTAACTCGTGAGAATCGTACATACTCACCTGACAATGCAGATGTTTCATTCGTTAAGGATGCATTTACTGCTAAGTTCAGCAATGACTATGCAGCACAAGAGCGTCTTGCTCGTCACACTCGTGAAGAGGAAATTGAGCGTCGCTCAGTAGGAACTGGCAACTTTGCTGGTCTCGTAATTCCTCAGTACCTTGTTGATCTAGCAGCACCATTTGCTCGTGCAGGTCGCCCATTTGCAGACTTCGCAACAAACAAGATGGTATTGCCAGCAGCAGGTATGACACTAAATATCTCACGCATGACAACAGGTACATCAACAGCAATTCAGGCTGCAGAAAATGATGCTATCTCAAATACAAATGCTGACGATACACTATTGACTGTGAATGTTCGCACAATCGCAGGTCAACAGGATATCTCAAAGCAGGCAATTGAGCGTGGAACAGGTATTGACCAGTTCATCATCCAGGATCTTATCCGTGGATGGCACACAACACTTGACGACCAGATCATCAATGGTGATGGTACATCAGGCGCAATGCTTGGTATTCGTCAAACACCTGGCATCAATGATGTTGTATACACAGATGCTACACCTTCAGTTGCAGATCTGTATCCAAAGTTGGCAGATGCTTACCAGAAAGTACAGACAAATGTATTCCAGAATCCAACACACTGGATTATGCATCCACGCCGTCTAGCATTCTTGCTTGCAGCAGTTGATGGTTCACAACGCCCACTAGTAGTTCCAACACTAAACGGACCAATGAACGCAATTGCAACAGGTACAGGACCAGCAGTCTACGGTAACTCAGGTTACTCAATGCTTGGTCTACCTATCATCGCAGATGCAAATGTTACAACAACATCAGGTGCTGGTACTAACGAGGATCAGATCTATTGCGTAAATGCAAATGAAATGCACCTTTGGGAGCAAGCAGGATCACCATTCGCATTGAACTTTGATGCAACAGGTGCAGGCTCACTCACAATCAAGTCTGTAGTCTACGGATACGGAGCATTCACTGCTGGTCGTTATCCAGGAGCAGTTTCCAAGATTTCAGGAACTGGTCTAGTAGCACCAACATTCTAATCTAAAAAGTATTCTCAGTAGGGCTAGGTTCGCTTAGCCTTACTGGGATACCCAGGAAAATATCCTAGGGTGGCAGGTGGATTTGTTGGCCGCCCCGCATATCAGGTCCATCTGCCTTTACCTTAAGAAGGAATTATGAAGAGAATTAAAAAGATTTTTAGAATTAAGAAAGAAACAGCAACTGCTTTACCTAAAACGGAAAAAGCAATGTTGCCTAAATTGGAGAAGAGGATCAAATGAGCAGACCTACGCTTGCACAGAGTTCACAGCCTAATAATGTCTATACGACTTTAGCAGATGTGAGAAATGCACTGCAGATTGAAGACAGCCTGGATGATAATGATATCCAAGCAGCGATTCTTGCTGCAAGCCGTATGATTGATGACTACTGCCAAAGATCTTTCTATCAAGAGGGAACTCTTGCTGCTCCAGTAACCAAATATTACACACCTGTAAGTCCGTGGTATCTAGAGATAGATGACCTTATTGAGCCAACAGAAGTAAGATCAAGAGCAAATCAGTCTGGACCATTTACACAAGTTTGGAATTTAGATACAGACCTTATGTATGAACCTATTAATAATCCAGAAACTGGAAAGCCAGTGACCAGACTATTAGCAATTCAGACATATGTGTTTCCTTACTTCTTTCCACAGACAGTTAAGATAACTGGTGTTTGGGGCTGGAAAGAAATTCCATATGAAGTAGAATTAGCCTGCAAGATTCAGGCATCAAGATTATTTATTAGAAAGCAATCTCCATTTGGTATTGCAGGTTCTGTAGAATTAGGAACAGTTCGTCTTAATTCTCGCCTTGATCCAGATGTTGAGATGCTACTAAAGACATTTAGAAGAAACTTTGGATTGGCATACTAATGTCTATTTCCAATATTAATGGTGTGAGAGATGCTTTAAAAGCAAATCTACAGACAATAACAAACCTGAGAGTTTATGATTTAATTCCAGATGTTATTGTTCCACCATGTGCCGTAGTTGGCCAATTAGATTTCACATTTGATGTTGACAATGCTCGTGGCTTAGACCAAGCATCTGTTGATATATTTGTGATTGTTCAAAGAATATCAGAAAGAACAGGACAAGATAAACTTGATAATTTCCTGGCTGGAAGTGGTAATGGTTCAATCAAAACTGCTTTAGAGTCAGATAGATCGTTAGGTGGACTTGTTGATACACTCAGAGTTATAAGTGCAGAAAGTGGTACATATACATCTGGTGAGCAGTCTTTCTTATCATATCGCTATAACCTCACAATATGGGGCTAAGGAGAAGCAATGGAATATACAGTAATCTCAAACACAACAGTTTGCGGTAAGGTAAAAGATGAGAAACTTACCAAAGATGATATACTTAGTGCAGGTGGAAGTGTTGAACATCTTCTTGCAGCAGGCCATATCGCATCCGCAAATGCAGTAAAAGCAACACCAGTAGTACCACAAGCAACACAGCAGGAGCCAAAAGTTTCTGCTTTTAACTCAGTAAATAACGAACAAGGAGATAAATAACAATGGCCAGATTAGTACTAACCAATGTTGAAGTAACAGTAGGAGGCGTAAGCCTCGCAGATCATATTGCATCAGTAACGCTTGGAAGCACATATGATGTTTTGGAAACAACTGCATTCAAAGGCGGAAATGTTCCAGCAGCAGCAAAGACTCGTATTGCAGGACTTGTTGACAACTCAGTAACACTTGAGTTCCACCAGGATTTCGCAGCAGGTTCAGTCAATGCAACAATCTACCCACTATTGGGTACAGAAGTAGCAGTTAGGGTACAACCAGTAAATGGTGCAATTTCTGCAGCCAATCCTGAGTACCAGTTTAACGCAGTAGTTTCAGAGTGGACACCTCTAAATGGTGCTGTAGGCGAACTAGCCACTGCATCAGTTACATGGCCAATCACAGGAGCAATCGTTGCGGATGTAACACCTTAATATGTCAAAACTAGTCTTAACTAATGCAACAGTTGTATTTGAAGGAGTCTATGATTTCAGCGACTTAATTTCAAGCATAACTATTTCAACAGTACATGATGTTCTTGATGTTACTCCAGTTAAAGATGGAGTAATCTACAAGGAAGTAATTGCTGGAGTTGGGACTAACTCAGTAAGTTTTGAGTTCTACCAAGACCTCAGTACTGAATACGGTACAGGAACAACTTTAACACTTGAAGAATTCTTTAATGGATATTCAACTGTTCCTTCAAGAGTAGGTACAAAAGTTTCCTGTGCTGTAAGAGCATTAAATGCACCAATCTCAGCAACAAATCCAGAGTATCAATTTGAGGCGTTGATTTCAGAGTGGACTCCACTTAACGCAGCTGTTGGTGGGCTAAGTACAATTACTGTTAACTGGCCTATATCTGGAGCAATTACAAAAGATACTACACCGTAGTATAAACAATAACCTAATGAAAAGGGGCGCACAAAATGGATGGACTAAAAATAAAAGTAAAAACATCAGACGGAGATGAAGGAGTATATTCACTTCGTCCAAAGACACTTGTTGCATTTGAAAACAAATACAATAAAGGCTTTGCTAAGTTGCTAACAGAAGATCAGAAGTTAGAGCATATCTACTTCCTGGCTTGGTCAGCAATGAAGGATTCAGGTAAGGTTGTAAAGCCTTTTGGCGAAGCCTTCTTAGACACACTTGACAGTGTGGAACTAGAGACTGACCCAAATTCCGAATCCACAGAGACAGCCTAACCTATACGGTAGCAATGATTTCTGTGGAGACGGGAATATCTCCAATTGATTTGCTTGAAGCACCAGATGGTGTACTTGAAGCAATCGTTATTTACATAAAAGAAAAAAACAAGAATGTGGGCAAATAATGAGCAGAAATGCAATAGTGTTAACTGGTGTTAAAGAAACACTAAAAGCATTAGAGTCTTTTGATAAGCAAGCAGTTAAAGAATTCACTAAGGTTATTAATTCTGAACTAAAAATTGCTAAACAAGACGCTCAAGGATTTGTATCTGGTGAACCACCTCTTAGTGGGTGGAACACCGTTCCCGCAGTTAAGCCTCGTACTCGTGGTGGAGCAGGATGGCCTGCTTGGGACCAAAGTATTATCAAGGCAGGAATAACATCCACAAAGGCTGAGGGTAAAGTAAGAAAAGATTACACAACATCAGCAGGAGCATTAAAGAATAGATCAGCAGCAGGTGTTATCTATGAATTGGCTGGTAGAACAAACAAGACTGGTAGATTTATTAAGAATTTAGAAGGTGCTGTTGGTGGTGCATCTCGTCTTATCTGGAAATCAGTAGATAAGAACAAAGACAGGATTGAAAAGAATGTCTCTGATGCTTTAGAAAAAGCAAAATCAACATTACAAAAGAATTTAAATATGAGGAGAGGTTAACATGGCAACATCAGGAGCAGTAATAGCCAGAATTGTTTCCCAATACTCAGATAAAGGATCTAAGGCTGCTCAAAAAGACATTGCCAAGATGGGCAAGAAGATTGATGACTGGAGCAAAAGAACTGTAAAGGCTTACGGTGTTGCAGCAGCAGCAGTTGGAGTATTTGCATATCAAGTTGGTAAAAATGCTGTACAAGGAGCAATGGAAGATCAAAAGCAACAGGCTGCATTAGCCACTGCTTTAAGAAATACTACAGGTGCTACAGATGCTGCAATTCAAGCAAACCAGGAATATTTAGATGGTCTTGAACTACAAGTTGCAATTGATAATAATCAGTTAATTCCTGCCCTTCAGAAATTAGTAACAGCAACTGGAGATCTTGGACAAGCACAAGCACTTCTATCTTTGGCAACAGATGTAGCAGCAGCCTCTGGAAAAGATTTATCTACAGTCTCAACAGCCCTCTCAAGAGCAGTAGGCGGAAATTTTACAGCATTAACAAGACTTGGACTACCACTTGATGCTGCTGCAGTTAAATCAGGAAACTTAGAAAAACTTTTAGAAGACTTAGCCAAAACAAGTAAGGGACAGGCAGAGGCAGCAGCAAACACTTTTGCAGGTAAATTAGAAACACTAAGATTAAAGTTTGCACAGGTAGCAGATAGAATTGGCTACGCCTTGATGCCAGCAATTGAAGAGTTTGCAACATATCTTATGTCTGATGTTATTCCTAATATTGAGGAATGGGTTACTCTCAATGAAACTAAATTGCAGGACAGTTTTAAAGGTGTCATAAACACTCTTTATGCTCTTTCTATAAATATCGTTAAAATAATTGGATTCCTTGAAAGATATAAAGAAATACTTATAGTTTTGGCAAGCATTCCACTTATAAGTGTTTTTGGAAGCCAAGTGGCAATTATTGTTGGACTTGGTAAAATGGTTGCTGATGGACTTAAAGCAATCCCAGTAGCATCAGGTAAAATTGTAGGTGCATTTAGAGGATTTGCAACCGCAGTTGGACTTGTTACTGCAGCATTTAGAGCAGGTGGATTTATGGCTGCTCTAAAGGGTGCCGTTCAATTATTCATGATGCTTAATCCATATGTAAGAATTGCAACAGGATTATTCGTACTTGGAGCAGGAGCAGTTGCCTTGTTTACAAAGGCACTTGGAAAATCTGACTCAGCAGCAAAAAAGACTACTCTAACAAATGAGCAAATAGCAAAACAACAAAAAGAATCAATTCTTAATGGATTTAAGCAAGTTGAGGTTGCAACTGCAGCAGCAAATGCAGAAAAAGCAAGAACATTAGACACTCTTAAAAATCTAAAAGCACAACAAGCAGCAGATGCAGCAGCAAGAAAAAGAGCAAAGTTTGAGGCTGACTATGCAAAGATAAATGATCGTATTGCAAAAAATCACAATGTAAGACTTTTAAATTCTGATGAAGAAAAAATGGTTCAGATCAATGCTGCAGAAGCATTATTACTTAGACAAACAAAGTTAGATACAGTTAATGCAAAACTTCTTGATAAATTAAAAGAAGAAGTCTTGTTAATGAAGGTCAAGAATGACCTTGCAATGCGTTATGACGATATACTTAAAGTTTTAGCCTTGTCAGATGAAAAACTACCAGGAGCAATTGCTGTACTTGCACAAAAGTGGGGAACGACAACTGAGGCTGTTAGAGCTTATATTCTTCAATTCCAGATTGTTTCTGATGGAACAATATCTGATGATGAAATTATTAAACTTGCTCAGTCATGGGGAAGCACTAAAGAACAAGCAGCAAAGTATCTTGATTTCTTTGTAGCCCTAAATGATGGTGTTTTAGATACTCAAGAAATTGATAAGTTAAAGACCAGATGGGGTATGACTGAACAACAAGTCAAAATGTATGCTGACTTTGTTGGTGTAGTAAACGACGGTAAACTAACTGATGCTGAAATTATTAAAATTCAGGATAAGTGGAAGTTAACCACTGACCAAGTTGTTGAATATATTAAGCAAATTGGTAGCCCTGTTTCTTATTCAGGTACACTTATTGATCCTGCCAAAGCAGCAGAAATAGGTTGGAAGAATGCTTTAGCAGCACTTCTTGCTTATCAAGCAGCCCTTGGAAAGGGAACTTCTTCAAGTTCATCTAGTTCTTCAAGTTCCTCTTCAAGTTCTTCAAGTTCTTCAAGCACTGCAAGCACAACAGATTCTGCAGCCTCAGCAGCAGCAACGGCAGCAGCAAATGCTTCTAAAGCAGCAGCAGCAGCGTATGCAGCAGCAAAAGCAAAGGGTGACATGAACGCAGCAGCAATCGCTGCAGCAGGAGTTAATCCAAGTGCCCTTGCATCACAAGAATCTGGAGCAATAGGTGCAGCATCTATAGCAGCACAATTGAGAGCAGCAGAGCAAGCACAAGCACTACAAGACAATATCACAGCAATGTCTAGGTTTAGAGAAAAAGAAGCAGCAGATCTAGCAGCATCTACAGCATTATCAAAACAACTAGACTATGATGAAAGATCTAAATTTAGGTCAATGACTATGGCTAATGCATCAAGCGTATCTGGAACATCTTCTTCAGGAGCAGTTACAGTTAATCTAGTAGTTAATGGATCTGTATCTACTGAACAAGACTTAGTTTCAGCAGTAAGAAATGGATTGCTTGCTACCCAGACTAACGGTAACGGTTTAACATTGCAGGCAGTGTAATGACAGCACCAGTAATTGGAGTAGAGATTGACTTCTCAAATGGAGCATCATTTGGATATCCGTTTCTGTTAGATGATCCAGATTATGGAATTCTTGATACTAATATTTTGGCAGACTCTCCTGCAGATATTGTTAATATCACTGATCAAGTACTGGCAGTTTCTACTCGTAGAGGCCGTAACCGTATCCTTTCTAACTTTGAGGCTGGAACTGCGACGGTAACAATAAATGATCCTAACTCAGACTTTAATCCACAGAATACAGCATCACCATATTATGGTAAATTACTGCCATTACGCAAAATAAGAATATGGGCAGATACAACACTAGGACCAACAACATATAGAATTGCTCTGTTTTCTGGATATATTAATTCATTTGATACATCTTTTTATCAAGGAACAGATGCTACATCTACAGTAGTTCTTCAGTGTACTGATGGATTCCGCCTTTTAAATAATGTGTCTACTGGAGTATCACCAGTCCCTGGATGTACAGCAGGACAATTGTCTGGTACAAGAGTAAATGCTTTGCTTGATTTTTCAGGATTTCCAAATTCTTTAAGAAGTATAGATGTTGGTGACTCTACAATGCAAGCAGATCCTGGTGGTAATAGAGGAATTCTGCAGGCTATTCAGACCGTTGAACAATCAGAATTTGGTGCTTTCTTTATATCAAGACAAGGCGAAGCAAGATTTTTGGATCGTACAGATGTTTCAGAGTTGGCTGATGCTAGCATAAGAAACTATACAGATGTTTCTCCAGGCCCAACAGATTTAAGATATACAAATGTTGACTTTGCTTTTGATGATCAATTAATTCTGAACGATGTTACAGTTACAAGATATGATGATAATATAGGTCCTGACCCAGTACCTCAAACGGTTACAGATGCAGCAAGTATTTCTACTTATTTTACTAAATCAGGTCAAAGAACTGGTATTCTTGTTCAGACAGATCAAGAAGCAAGTGATCAAGCACATACACTTGTTGCTGCCCGTAAAGACTCACAAATAAGAATTGACTCTATGAGTCTAAACTTGTTGGATGGAACTGAATTTGAGACACTCGTTAATGTTTCTATGGATATTTATACTCTTATAAATATTACAAAGACTATGGCTGGTGGCTCTACAATTAGTCGTGAGTTATTCGTACAAGGAGTCCAGCACGATGTGAGACCAGGAATCTGGAATACAAAGCTTCTCACAGCAGAACCAATTATCCAGGCTTTTATCCTTGATTCACCAAATCAAGGTATACTAGCATTAACAGATCCACCTAATACAAATGCACTATCATACTAAAGGAGAAAAAGAATGCCAATAGGTAGTCCAAACGCAGGATATCGTTTATTTACAACAGGCGATGTTCTAACTGCAGCACAGGTTCAATTTAACCTGCAGAATCAATCAATCATGTTCTTTGCTAATGCTGCAGCAAGAGACGCTGCCTTGACAGTAGGTGTTGTGCAAGAAGGTATGTTTGCCTATCTTGCTGATACCAACACAACAGTTTTCTATGACGGTGCTGCGTGGCAGTCATTTGGTACTGGAGATGTTACTGGCTTAACTGCTGGCACTGGTATTACAATTACTAATGCTTCTGGTCCTGTTCCAACAATTGCATTATCAACCAATGGAACTTTAACATCACCAAAAGAAACAGTTGAAATTGTTGCTGCTGGATCAACAGGCACTATTAATATTGATACTTTAACAGCATCTGTTGAATATTATACTGGTGCTGCTACAGCCAACTGGACACTAAATGTTCGTGGAAGTGGTGCAGCAACCCTTAACTCAACAATGGCAGTTGGAGAACAAATCTCTGTTGTATATCTTAATACAAATACTGGAACAGCATACTACCCAACAGGCTTTACTATTGATGGGTCAGCAGTAAGTCCTAAGTGGTTAGGTGGAACAGCACCTTCTTCAGGAAACATTAACTCAATAGATTCGTATGTTTATACAATTATAAAGACAGCAGCATCAACATACACTGTTCTTGCTTCACAAAATAAATTTGCTTAATTAATATCTAAAAGGAGAATCGTGAGTCCATTATTTCGTAACCCAAGTGGTATAGGTGTAACATTAAGATACATTGCACCAACACCTCCACCTGTTACACCTCCTGTGACTCCACCTGTAACACCACCTGTGGTGCCACCAGTAACTCCTCCAGTAACTCCACCCGTAGTACCTCCTGTCACACCTCCAGTAGTTCCTCCAGTGACACCACCAGTAACTCCTCCACCTGTGACACCACCAGTTACTCCACCTGTCACACCACCTGTGACACCACCAGTAACTCCACCACCAGTAACTCCACCTGTGGTGCCACCAGTAACTCCTCCAGTAACTCCACCCGTAGTACCTCCTGTCACACCTCCAGTTACACCACCAGTAAGTCCATTAACAACTTATTACTGGGCATGTTGCTCTTGCGTACAAGGTTGCGATAGTTATGCATTTGCTACTTTTGCTGAAGCCTCTGCTAATGCAAACGCTATTTGTGATGGTGCAGGAGTTGGTTTATGTTATGGACCAGGAACAACCCCAGCGTCAGGTTGTGGACCATGTGCATAATTGATTTATGTTATACTTATAAAAAAGGAGCGTTATGCTAACAGATAATGATATATTCTTTTCAGAAACAGACCGTCAAGCATTAATAGACTCTGTTGCTGAAGGAGATTCCTACAGAATTCGTGGAATTATCTTTAATTTAAAAAATGAAGATGGTGATATTGAATGGATAAAGAAAATTCAAACATATGACTGGTTTATGAACTTATTTAATAAAACAAAAACAATTGAATGTGTTAATGAAGACTGCTCAATTGTTAAATTTATTGACTATAATGATGAAGAGATTGAGCAATTAACAACAACACCAGAGTTTGGGTCTGCTTTAGCAAGTAATCCAAATATATATTTTGGACACGCTAACTTTACAAAATAAAACAATTAGGGGCGAAAATGGAAACACCTTGGAAAAAATATAAAGAAAAAAATGGAGTAACACCTCTTGACTTGCTTAGGCCATCTGCGCCAGTTGCTTCTGAACAAGACTCTAATAACAGACTAAATACTTGTAGGGCCTGCCCAGAGTTTATGAAATTAACATCTTTATGTAAAAAATGTGGATGCAACATGTTATTTAAAACAAAACTACAAGAAGCAAAATGTCCAATAGGGAAGTGGTAATATGAATAGAGAAGCGTTTGTAATATCTGATGTACTGCCAGAGGAAGAATTTAATGCTGCAAAAGATTACTTTCTTAATCATCCTACCATGCGAAATGGTCAAATAGATGAATGTGGAAGATGGTTAATTGGTGATGCTAATGATGAGACACTTAAAAAATATCATGAAATGCTACTTCCTTTAGCAAGAAAAGTATTTAAGAGCGAGACACTTGTTCCAACAAATGCTTTGTTTGCTGAATATACAAAAACTGGATCTAGCCTACATCATCACTATGATGCAAATGCTTGCACATACACAATAGATTTATGTTTCTACGAAAGCCATCCATGGCCATTAATTGTAGAAGGGACGCCATTTTATTATAATGAAAATGAAGCAGTATGTTTCTTTGGCGAAGAGCAGGAACATTGGCGTGAAACTCTTAATGAACAGAATATTAAAATTGGTGTTGCCTATTTCCATTATGTAGAGCCTACTCATTGGTATTTTACAGAAGGTCCTGATTATGTAGAAGAAGTAAGAAATGACTACAGATCAAAAGGTTATACATATAACAGAACAAATAATACAGGAATGGCACCTCTTTAATAGAGTATGCATGATAAAAGACTGGTTTAAAGGGCAGCTAAAACTTATAGAAATAGAAGTATATTCTTACTGTAACAGGAAGTGTTGGTTCTGTCCTAACTCTATAATAGATAGACACTCTGATAATAACCTTATGCCAGAAGAGATGTATTTGTCAATTCTTAATCAGCTAGCAGAAATAGACTACGATAAAGAAATTACCTACAGTAGGTATAACGAGCCATTAGCCTATAGAGAGATTATCCTAAAGCGTATCTCTCAAGCAAGGGAAATCTTGCCAAAGTCTAAACTAAGGACTAACACTAACGGTGACTATGTTACCCTTGACTACATTCATGACCTTAGAGACGCAGGCCTTGATGAGTTATTTATTCAACAATACCTGGCAAATAATGAGCAATATAACCACGCTAAGATGAAGAAGCGTATGCTTGAAAAGATTAAAGGTCTTGGTGTTGAATACACAGTTATTTCTGATGTAAACAATCAAAGAATTGAATATGATCTACACATAGAAGGAATTATCGTACACTTGAGAGCAAGAAACTTTGCCGTAGAAGGAACTACTAGAACTAAAAAAGTTGCGGGATTCAACGAAGAATATATAAGAACACAAGCATGTACACAACCTTTTAAGAACATGTATATAGATTACAATGGAAGCGTAATGGTATGTTGCAACACAAGATCAGATGTTCCTGAGCATAAAAACGGAATTATGGCTCATGTAAATGATGCTCCATTGTGGGAAATCTACAGAAATGAAAAGTATAAGCCTTGGAGAGATCATCTTGAGAAGGATGGTCCTAAGTCTGGTATTTGTGCGGGATGCAAAATAGATATTAATTTTATGGTGAAAAAAGATGCTTGAAGTACCATTACTAAACTATGAGACATATTATGATGAAGTCACCACAGTAGAGAATGAAGGACTTCCAATCTATGTATTTAAAAATGTAAGGATTAATCCACATCTAAAAGACAAAAAGCATTATGAGATGCCTGGATATTGGATGGGAATCTCAGATGGTGGTAGACAATATGGACATTATCTTAAAGAATATGTAGGTGGATTTGTATATTGCCAATCAATATTTAAAGACCTAAAGCCATTTTTTATAGAGCCTCATTCAGGTAAAGATGTGTATGGATCTCATCCACTCTCTCATATTATAAATTTCTGCAATGAAAAAATCATGAATGACTTTGGAGATCAAAGAGTATATTTATACGGAAACGAAATACATGAGACAAGCTTCTTTATAGAGAACCTTGTAATTATGATGGATAACCAGAAGTTGCTATTTAATCTACAGTTTCCATTTTTTAGTGAACATCATTGCCCACAGGTATCTAAGGCTTTAGCCAAATATTTTGGAGAATACAAGGTAACAGATGAGTCTATGCCTAAAAAGATATTCATGAGTAGGAAAAATGTTAGCGAAGATCTAAAAAAGCAAAATCTACATGTTCATAATTATTTTAAAATGAGATATTTTGATGAATGGATAGAGGATGCTATAGAGCAGGCTTTTATTGATAAAGGATACTACATAGTAACTTGGTCAGGAATGCTCTTGCAGGACCAAATAAAGGTTGCTCACAATGCAACTCATATGGCAGGAATAACTGGAACTTCATTCCATAACGCAATCTGGTCTCAAAACGGCACAAAGATTTATGCAGTAAGACCTAATAATGTATACATGTTTGACTGGGAGCACGATATTGTTAACTCATTGGAAGATATATCTTACAACTATATAGATACCTGGGACTGTAAGTCATATGAGGAAATATATGATTTAGTGTTTAACTCTATAAATGATGAAAGTTAGAATCATTATCATATAAATCAACATCAGACCAATTAAGTTTCTTTATCTCTTCCTCTAAAGAAGTTCCAATAATTTTATTGTAATAAAATGCTCCAGCGTGTCTTTGTGCAAACAAATGCTCTGGAACCCATGGAGTTTTTATAGTTTCTTCAATTCTAAGATCAGATAAAATCTTATTGGCAAGTAGCTTTTGCTTGCTGTCTTGATTAAAGGCATTATCTCTGACCAACAGATTAATTCTTTTTACCCTGTTTGAAATTAATTCAGGTGATATATTCATCAGCCCATTGTGAAGAGCCCTTGATTGATAGTTTGGGGTATGAATCGTATGAAGCCATTTCTCAAATTCATCTATTGAGGGCATAAGATTATCATCAACATGAACTCCATTTGGTGAAATTTTTCTTATATGAAAATCGTCAAAGATGTGAGAATAGGTAAAATCAGCTAAAGTCCTATCAACTGGATTTCTAATAACTGAAAAAATATAGGTCGTATCTTCAAAATTACGCCACATATTATGGTCGTTATGCTTTAAATTAAGAGCAGTATCTATGCCGTGCCTGTCCATAACCCTATAAAGCCCATGCATAATATTAAGATCAACAGAGGTATTAATTGTCTTATTTAGATGCAAGAAATAAAATTGGCTATACATGTATACTAGTATAGCAAATACTTACAAAGGAGCACCATGAAAACTGAAGTAAATACAAGATCAGTCAAGAACTTCCTACCAGCTGAGCTGTTTGAAAAAATTAAGCAGCAACTACTTGCTATGAACTTGGGGCCAGAAGGACCACATTTCTATCACACAGTTGCAGGCAGATGGCTAGAAGAAGTACACTTTGATGCAGAGACAGAAGCAGAACTCTTAGAACTAGCAAAGAAGACATTTGGATCTGACACTATTCGTAGAGCAGGATTCCACACTGGAAGATATCAAAAGCAAAATGGTATTAAGCCACAGCTATGGAAGCATTATGATCAATCAGCATGTCAGTATTCTCTAGACATTTGCATTGATAAAAATGTTGACTGGCAATTAGCAGTAGATGATGTTCTATATGATGAGCAACCTAATGACTGTATTGTCTTTTGTGGCAACGACTCAATGCACTGGAGACCAGAGTTTCCGTCAGAAGATGAAGACAAGTTTGTGCATTTACTATTTATGCAATTTGCAGAGCCTGATCATTGGGCTTTCACGCCAGACGGACATGCTAACAACTCATGGAAATCAGATTTTAAATTTAGAGCCAAGATGGGATACTGGTCACAACCAGACTACAGCAATAACAGACCAATCTGTAAATGCTGTGACTATCGTGGTGTTCTAAACTTTGAAGAAAAATATCAAGCAGAGAAACATCTCTGGGAATCAGAGGTAAGTGAGTGACACCAGTAGAATGGGCAGGCTTAGCAGTAGCAGTAACAACAATAGTAACTGCCTATGTAGGATCAATTAGATGGCTAGTCAAGCACTATCTATCTGAACTGCATAAAAATGGAGGCACATCACTCAGAGATTCCGTTGATAGATTAGAGACACAGGTTGAACAAATAGTCTTAATCTTAATGACGGAAGGTGTAAAACCTAAAAGAAAAGCACCACCAAAGGAGAAATAAAATGGCAACAAAAAAAGTAGCATACTTAAAAGAAAAGACAGTCAAAGATCAAGCACTAGCAGCAGCAGCCTCTTATCTTAGAGCATCTGCAGCAGCCGTACTTGCTATGTACATGGCTGGAATTACAGATCCAAAGGTTCTAGCAAACGCATTTGTGGCAGGGCTCGTTGGTCCTCTCGTAAAGGCACTACAGCCTAATGAGAAAGAATTTGGCGTAACAAAGAAATAAGAGTAGAATAGGGCTATGTAGATTTAATACAGAACCACCAATATTTGTCTGTTCATTTATCTACAAGGAAGGGCCTCAGATTAAGTTCTGAGGTCTTTTTCCTATTCTTGACAAGATCTTCCTAAATAGCTTACAATAGATTTATGAATACATTACCAGGAAAGCATTTTAGAAATACACATACAGGAGAGATAGTTGCTCAGTCAGTAGAAGTTTGTTCTGGCTGCTACATTAATTTTGCAACAACTGAGGCTGGGGATAAGCATCGTGTTGGAACCTTTGGTAAAGACAGGCGCTGCATAACTCCTGAAGAGGCTAATCTAATTAAATTAGTTAATGATCATGGAGCCGTTATTTATAAAAGAAGAGACGATGCTGACCCAAGGTGGAATTTCAAAATAGTTTACGCTTAGGAGCGTTCTAGGAGCCTTTGGAAAGTGCATACCCATACTTTTACCCTAGGAAGCTCTGAAAGGGCCTCTATGGAGCCCACAGACCCCTGTTTGAGGCATTGTAGAGCCAGTCATAGATTGCAAAAGTAGAAGTCTTCAAGTACAATGGTACAAAACGGACATTTAGGACATTATGAAATATTGTGCAATTTGTAACATTAAGAAGCCCTACGAAGATTTTAGTAAATCTAATAGGAAGTATGGCGATGGATATGGATCCTATTGCAGGCCATGTGCCAGTCATTATTATTTTAACAAAAAACGGACGGAAGTCATAAGGCACCATATTCAAAGAGATAGCAAAGTCTGTATTAAGTGTAACAAGAAGAAAGATATAAAAGATTTTGGTAAAAAGATCAAGAATGTTGATGGTCGTAATGACTATTGCAAGATATGCTGGAGTATCAATATACGAGATGGACTCTAGTATGATAAACTATATGAGCAATAAATAACCAAAGGAGGATAAATCTATGAAAAATAGTTGGGGCAATTCAACTACTAAAGGAGATTTATTATTACAAAAAACAACAAGCTATGGCAAAGGGCTTTAATAGCAACTTTGTTAGCAATTTTTATTCAAGCAGGAATTACAACAGATAAAGCAGGATCAGAACCAACAATAATATATGAGCCAAGGCCATTGTTAGAGCAGGTATCTGCAAGAGAAATAGCAAAGGAATTGCTTGATCCCAAGCAATTTATATGTTTAACCAAATTAATAGGGAAAGAGTCAGCCTGGAAGCCAGAGGCTCAAAACCCAACAAGCACGGCTTCAGGCATAGGCCAGATGCTAGACAGCACAGTAAGCAGTCTTGGCATGAAGAAGTCAGATAGTGCAGTAGCCCAATTGGTTGCTACGCTGTCTTATATCTCAAGAAGGCATTCCACTCCATGTGGAGCCTGGAAACATTTTCAGAAGAAAGGCTGGTACTAGGATGGAAGAACTAAATAAACTAATTGAAGATCTAGAGTCAAAGGCTATTGAAGCATGGAGCTATGATAAAGAAGGCAATCTAGTAAAAGTAAAGATGTACTAAGCTTACATTATCTAATCTTGACATAAGGTTATAGTTATTATAGAATAGGATTCTATCGCAATAGCATTATATGCTCCCTTTCTGGTGCGATAGACAGAAGGACTCCAATGGTTGCTACCCGTTCCTGTTGGAGTCCTTTTTCTTGCTTTATAAATATCAATATGATACTATAGAGCACTGGCATTGATTTTGCTAGAATTATTAAAGAATGGGTAAATATGAAACAGTTTGATTTTCAAAGGGCAGTGATGGCCTCAGATTTAGATAGTACCTGCAAATGGCTTTTTGTAGTAATTGGATCACATGTTAAATGGCCATCAGGAGAAGCGGCATTTCCAAGCATAGCTACACTTGCAAAGGAAAGCGGATTAAGTAAAGCAACAATCCATAGAGCTAAATTAAGACTAATAGAACAAGGATACCTTGTATCAAATAGACGATTTAACAAGTCTAATACCTATACAGTTCATATACCTCCAGTCTCAGAAAGAGACATGGGTAGTCTCACTGTGATACCAGGTAGTCTCAATATGAGACTAGGTAGTCTCAATATGAGAGGTTCAATGTCTCAAAATGAAGAACTAACAGATAACTTAACAGGTAAAAGAACAGATAACTTAACAGATAAGATAACAGATAAAAAGATTAATAATTCCTTTGAAAAGGAATTATTGGTAAAGTCTAAAATAAAAGAAATCCAAGAAGGATTAATATGGGAAGACACCATCAGTGACAATCCATCTTTGGCTGAGGTTAAAGCAATAGCCCCGTCGCCGCAAAATTTGACGGCGGAACAGAAAGAATTATTGGCAGGAGAATGGCGATGAGTGAAATAAAAGAATGCGGATTACAGTCTAGATTCTATAAGCAACATCCAGTTAGTAAACTGATGACTATGACAGATGAAGAAATTATGGAGTTAGTAGATCAGTACCTTGATACCTATATTGACAGATATTTAAAAAGAAATAAAGGACAGTCATTGCCAGCATGGAGCGAAATGAATATGAATGATCTAAGAAACAAAAGAACAGATGTAAACAAATCTCCAGTAATTATTACTTATAAGAAAAAGAAATAGAAATGCCAAGAAGATACTTTCATAGATATATGAATGATAAACACTACAACAAGGAGCGAAATATGTACATGAATGAAGCTAGAGGAGAAATGATAGTAACAAATCAAGAGATTATTAACTCATTGCAGGTAGCAATTAGTAAGCTAGATCAGATAATTGCTGACATGTCTGCTAATTGTGAGTGCGATAAGGCATGAGATTTCATGTTCTAGCACTTCCCCATACTCAAATTACGGAAAAGTACTTTAGCTGTGCATATTCCTATAAGACTCACGGCTTTGTTCGCCAAATGCGTTCTCTTGGTCACGAAGTATTTCTTTATGCTGGAGAAGAAACTACATGTGATCCAACAGAATTGATTACTTGTATCTCTGAAGAACAAAGGGCTGAAGCAGTTGGAAACAACCACTTTACAAGTACCTCATTTGATAACACATTACCTCATTGGACAACTTTTAACGGTAATGCAATTAAAGAAATAAGCAAAAGAATACAACCAAAAGACTTTATCTGTATTATTGGAGGCCTAGCCCAAAAGCCAGTAGCAGATGCATTCCCAGAAAACATTGCGGTAGAGTATGGAATCGGCTACTCTGGAGTATTTAGCAATTACAAGGTATTTGAAAGCAACACATGGAGATCAGCCGTTTATTCGCAATGGAAGAATGCAGCATCTGTAGATATTAATTTCATGGACCAAGTAATTAATCCTTACTTTGATCCTAAGATGTTTTCAATGCAGTTGGACAAAAAAGACTATTATGTCTACTTAGGTCGTTTAACAAAGCGCAAAGGAATTGATATTGCATCTCAAGTATGTGAGTATCTTGGTGTTGAGTTAATTCTTGGAGGCAGTGGAGATTACAGACCAGCCTACGGAACTTATATTGGAGAAGTTAAAGCAGAAGACAGAGCAGCCCTTCTAGGAGGTGCCATAGGAGCCTTCAGTCCCACCCTATACCTTGAACCAGGATGCAACTCACACCTTGAGGCTCTAGCAGTTGGAACGCCTGTCCTGACTACGGATTTGGGCATATTTACTGAGACAGTAAAGAATGGCTTTAATGGATATCGCTGCAACTCTTTTGCTGAGTTTATTAAGGCGGCGGAACAGGTAAGGACATTAGACTATAGAGCAATAGCCACAGATGCATACTCAAAATACTCAATGGATATAATTAGATATAAATACGATAAATACTTCACAAGGCTATTAAATCAATATGACCAAGGTTGGTATCAGCTATAAGAAGCTATTTGACATTGTAAAACCACTGTGTTACAATAGTACTATACAGGCAGTAAATGCTTGTAAATTAAATAAGGAATGGGTATAAATATGATTACGCTAGAAAATATTACGCAAGAGCAGGCACAGTATGTTGTGTGTGTATATTGTGAGAAGTTTATTGCAGAGCAAGTAGATTACACACAGACACAGTTCTGTGCAGATTGTAACGAATACAAGTCCATGTCAACATTAGCAGATTACCTTGCAGATTTTGGTGGATCATGGCAAAGATAAATACTAAGGAATGCACTAAGTGCAACAAAGATCTACCTATGACAGAGTTCTATAAGTCATCTCAATACTCAGGAGGTAGAGATTACTATTGCAAATTCTGTCGCAATGGCTCAACTATAAAGTCACACAACAATAAGTTCAAAGATAGAAGATGTTCTGTTGATGACTGTGGGTCAGCTCATTATGCAAAAGGATATTGCAGACTACATCATGCTAGAGTAAAAAGAACTGGAAGTCCAGATACTACAACATTCATTCATAACTTTGATGAAGTAGCAATCAATGGACCTTACAAGGTTACAATAACTGCAGCATCTGGAAAACAATATACATATAACAAAGTCAATAAGTTCTCAAGGGCTGACTATTTGATGTTTAGATTTAACTTAACTAAAGAACAATTTGAGAAGATGAGCAAGAATGGTTGCATGATCTGTAATGATGTGCCAGAAAGAAACTTACATGTAGATCATGACCACGCATGTTGTGAATCAAATAGTCGCACATGTGGCAAATGTGTTAGAGGTGTTGTATGTAACAAATGCAATACTCTTATAGCTCATTACGAAAAGGGAACGATAAGAATTGATAATCCTTTGTACGACAAGGTAGCAAAGTACTTGGCTAAGCATGATAAAAAGAAAGCTAAAAAAGGCTGATATATTGATACATGATATATACTACTGCAGTACATGCAATGCAGCAGTTAAAGATGAGACAGAGTGTCTTGTCTGTGGAAGAACTCAACTTAAAATAGGTTGGGTAGAGATAATAGAAACGGGTAGCAAAGAATGAAATACTTATGGATAATGTTAACAGTAATGTCAGCGTTTGCTTTAGGCAAGAGAGTAATATTTTGGGCACTTATGTCGTATCTATTTAGTTGGGCAGCATTGATTGCTTGCATTGCAATTCCTGCTAATCAAAAGAAGATAGAAGCAAGACAGCGCAAGGTAGAAGAATGGTCAAGGGAACATGTTGAGCAAGCAGTAGTTCACAAAGAGTTTAAAGACATTAAGACTGTTGATGATTTGTTTAATCAATTAGAGAAACCAAAAGGTTAACTATGGATAACAATATGAATGAAGGTAAGTTGACTAAGAGTCAGTATCGTACTCTTAAGTCTAATCTTACTGAGTTGCCTGAGTTACAACAAGGTGCTGCTTCATATGTTACTCCAGGTAAGTCTGGTTCAGGCTCACCAAGCACAGAGAGACCTATTGGACTCAATGTGAATGCTCTTGATTATTCTATGGGTAAGGAACTTCTGGGGCTGCTGCATAAGTATGAAGCCCTTATCCGTAGATGTAGGTCGCTAACTCCTCCAGCCTTACTGAAGAGAGAAGCCACAGTGGATTTAGAGGTTGCTGCAACAGTCTCATTCCACTTAGCCCATCTTGAATGGACAGTCCAACAGGATTGGGTGGAAGAGTTTGCGGGACAGATAAAGGAACTACACAGTAAAGGCATGGCCTGTAATAAGAGATTCATAGAACAACCAAGAAGGATCCCATGTCCTACTGAGGAATGTAGAGCACATATCGTCATAGATATAGAGAATTTATTAGCAGGTGTAACATGCCATAAATGTCGTACCTCTTGGACGCTATATAGACTATTAGCCTTGGCTATGAATAATCCTAATAGAACCTTTTGGCTAGATATAGATGCTATTTGTCTATGGATGAACCTAACTAAGGTAGATCTTAATAAGATAGTTAGAGACCACAATATACCTACAAAGCATGGACTCTATGACATATCAGCTATTGCTAAAGCAAGAAGACTAATTGACTAATTTAAATATTAGTGTATACTATAGATAACTGTGCGGAGCCTACCCAAAAACTGGACGGGATCAATAGAGACATAAGTAGTAGTAACAATACTAACAGAGGAACATATAATGTTTAATATATCTATTTCCCTAGCAGCAGTTAATGTTCAATTAGATACAGATGAGAGACTATCATTTGATGCTATTGATTCATTATTAAATAGAGCTGGATCTACAGCAATAATATTATTTGACCACCACATGGCTAGCCTAGTCAAGTATGACAATTATGATAATGATGTAGACTGTGAAGAATGCAATCATATCAATGAAGAATTAGATTAATTACATATGAAGTTCCTAAAGCCTTGTTCATCATGTGGAATATTGGTCAGGGCATCTAGGTGTAATCAGTGTACAAGATTACATCAAGCAAGGAACCCTAGAAGAAGACATAATAAGTATGACTATGAATGGCAAAAGTTATCAAGATTAGCTAGAGAATTACAGCCTTGGTGTACAAAATGCGGCACAAATAAAGACCTCACGGCAGATCATATACTCTCAATTGCCAATGGAGGACTAAATACCTTAGACAATATTTCTGTATTATGTAGGAAATGCAATAGTTCTAAAGGTTAATTAATATAAACATAAAATAAAGGGAAAACACCTGCCCCCGTCCCTGGCATACCCTGGGTACGGGTAAAATCATGGTTGTAAAAAATACTTGCATACCCTGGCTGCCTTCC